AGCATAGTATTTAGAAATCTTTCCGCCTTTATTAAATTCGCTGAGACCTGATTTAAGCTTAGGATTTGGCTTATAAGATTTAAGAGTTTGTTCTACTGTGCCATTAGGTTTAAATTTAAATATGCCATGCGGATATTTATGACTTGCTATATCCCCAGTTCTTTCTCCTGTACCGTATTTTCTTTCAGATAGAGGATCACCTGCTGCAACTTGAAGTGCTCTTCTTCTAACTTTTGCTGTAGTGTCTAAGGATTTTTTTATTGCCCCTAAAGGATTTTTAATAAGATCCATTATTCCTTGTGGTTTTCTATTTTTAAACTGATAGGCTGCAGACGCTTTGTACTTAGCACCTCTATTCATTTGCTTTTGAGTTGGCATTAGTCTCTCCCTGTAATAACGTTTCCACCGCCGGCATAGTATTTAGAAATCTTTCCGCCTTTATTAAGTGTTTGTGACTTAGATTTACCCATCATTCCGTGAAGCATCTTCATTTGTCCAGGTGCTATAAATGGAAATGCACCTGTAGATTCCGTAGATTTTTTCTTCTTTTTATTCTTTTTCTTCATCATTGAATCCATGCCCATATTTTTTTTAGCTGGAATTTTTTCTTCACCCATATTATCTTTTGGTACTATTTTAATTGGCATTACATTCTCCCTGTAAAAAAAGGGAAGATTAATTTTAACCTTCCCTTAGTATCTTTAGTTAAGACCGTAGATTGCTCCACAACCTTTTGGATTTCTGACTTCAAGAGTACACTCTTCTACCATCATACCAACAGTTGAGTCACCTTTCTGTCCAACATCTACTTCTTGTAGAGGTCTTAGCGTAGCAATATTAAACCACATTGGATCATAAATATATGCAGCAAAGTCTGCCATATTCGGAATACCACTACTAGTAAACTTAGTTGATGCATGACCATCACCAAGTATAGCAGCATGGCTATTAGTTAATCCCATAATATAATTAGGGATAACCATAATATCTCCGAAGTCAGACATATAAACATCAACAGATTGTCTTAGCGCACCGTTAGCATCCATATTACGTCTAACACCAGTATCACTTACCATTAAGTCGGAGAAGTCCCTTCTTATCTTTGGTGATACCATGATCTTAGTAGCCTTTCCACCTTCTTCATAGATCTTCTGCATAACTGCATCAATATCAGTTAATGCTAAAGCTCCTCTAGTAGGAGCAGCTGAAGATGAAGCATTCACACTAGCTCTTGGAATTGCAGTACCATTATTATCAGTACCAGCACCAGTAGTAGCTTGAGAAGGAGCTTCCCATTGACCTACATAATTACAAGTTGCTGTACCATTAACAAAAGATGAAACTCCACCAGCTGATCTAGCTGCGTTAGCTTGAGCGCCAATAGCAGCAGAAACATTATGAGCATGAACCATATCGAATTCAAGGTCACGTCTCATTTCAGTTCCACGCTTCTTAAGCTGGTATGCATATTCGTCTGCAACACCTGCTTGATCAACAGCTCTTCTTGTACCAGACACAGCAATAGTCTTACCATTAATCTGTGTATAGTTTCCAAGTCTAGATCTAGTTGGTCCTGATAAACCAAACTTTGCACCGACTGCTGGTGTTAAAGATTGAGCACCTGCAGTTGGCACGGCAAAATCTTGACCTTCAGCAATTCTTGAATCGCCTGGAGTATCTAGTTCATCTGTCTGCCATTCATGATAAATCGCAGTTGCTTTACTACTTCCAATATCTGCAAGAAATGGTGTCTCATCTCTTGTAATCATGGAAATAAAATTAGCGAGATCTTCTCTTTGAGAGACGGTCTCGTTTGTGCTAGTACCACGAGCTGGACCACCTGGTCCTTCTACGTGGCGCACACCGATTGTAGTCGTCATTTTTTAAACCCTCCAAAGGTTCCATAAGTTATTATACTTTACTTAGGGATCTTTCGGCTAGAGTTTTTAGAAAAGCATCTTGATCAGATTTAGATGAATTAGAACGTAAAGCACGAGTTCTTAAATCAGCAGCTTTTTGATTTTTCTTTTCATTAACTGATTTAGCTTTTCGTGTTGGTATTCTTTTAGCAGGTACTGCTTTTCTTTTGGCAGTTCCTTTAGTAACACCTTGCTTAAGTCTTCTAAAATCATCAACAAACTTAACAATTGCTGGATCAGTAATCATATCTATAACTTCGGGTTTCATCCCTTCACTAATAGCGAATTCTCTTATAGATGTTGCAGTACTCTCACTATAATCAGGAATCAACTCATTAATACTATCATTAAAATATTTAATTTGTTTATCCCAATTTTCTTTCATCTGCTTTTGATTATTCGTTTGAATATTCTTTACAACAGACTCTCTTTGATTTCTTGCTTTCCAGTAAGCTTGTTGAGCTTGCTCTCGTTCATCTTTCAACTCACCCATTTTATAAGTATCATTTTCTTTTCTAGCTTCATCAATTTGAGCTTCAATATCATGGTACTTTTTTGAGAGGGCTTGCTCTTCCGAATATAATACAGCAGCTGAAGCACTACCCAATTGACGTACTTCTTCTATTCTTTTATTATATTCTTCCTCTAGATTTTTCCTCTGATCACCTAGTTCTCGACCCTTTTTAGAAAGAGATTGTTCAGTAGAATAACCTTTGATAAGGTCATTAAAAGAAACTTCAGTATCTTTACCGTCTATCTTAACAGATACTTTAGCATCTAGATCTAAATCGTCAGTTGTAAAAACTTCAGGTTGGGTAGCGGCTTCTTCAGCGGCATCCTCCTCGGTAGCTTCTACTTCTTCTTCATTAGTCTCTTCTTCAACTTCTTCACTTTCGGCTTCTTCAGATTCTGGGTCTTGTGTATCTGATTCTTCCGGGTCTAACTTAGGCACTTGCTCTGTGGGTAGAGATTCTTCGTTCTTCACAAATTGTGAATTACTAATAATGTCAGCCAGCAGTTTCTCTTCCGTTTGACCACCGGTAGCTACAGAGTCATCCCTAGGGGTAGAGTCTGGTATTGCTGCGGTATTATCCATTGTTGCTTACCTCCTTTTTAGGTGTAGGCTTTTTTGAATTCTTTGTATATATTTCTTTTAAGTTATGTAAATTTATTAATGTCTGTGAATTAATCTTAGCTTTTCCTGGGCTTCTACTAGAATCATATTCTAATGTATTAATCATCTCACTAATATTATCTACTAACTGTTCGTTATTAATTTGTCTCATTCTCGTTGTCCTCTTTTAAATGTGGAACATTTTTTCCATAAGTTTCAAAATGTATCATTTTTTCTTTTACACTTCCTAAAGACATAGCTGTGGCATATAGGAATTCTCTTGACTTAGTTTCATGTGAATCTGTCTTTAACCATTCACAAAATAAATCTACTAAGACTTCTCCATATACTTCATCAAAAAACTCATCTCTTTCTTTTGCTGCGAAGTGCCCTTGAACATGGGCACGACGTGCTAATTCGTCTGGATGAATTTTATGATTGCCGTAGGATTTTGTATTACCTAGCCGCTTCTCAGCTACCTGCTTGTATTTTTCCTTAATCATTTCACGATAAGGTGTATCCTCATCTTTTGACATTACGCACTCGCTAATGTTATATAAACAATTTCACCATTCTGTGCGGCAGTACCATGTGCAGTTTTAACACTAGTTAAAGTTTGTGCACCATTATTAAGACCTGTTATTCTAGTAAATGCTTTTGCATCTAACTTTAAACCAGTCTGTACATCAGTACCTGCTGTTGCTACATTATATGTGATAGGTGAGTCTGTATTATTACAAACCATAACCACACCTGCAGCCGATCCTGCAGCAGTTGTAATAGTACCTGATTGAGCACCACCTACTCCTGCTATGGACATTGTTACTGTTCCTACAGCCATATTATATCTCCCTAATTAATTTTAATTACTCTAGGTTTCTTTTCATCTGGAACAATTTTTTCCAGACTAATTGTAAGCATTCCATTAGTTAACTCAGCATCTTTAACTTCAACGTCATCAGCTAATGTAAATAGTTTATTAAAACTACGTTGTGCTATTCCTTTATATAAAGTATCTTCTTTATCATTATTCTTAACTTTAGATTTAACAGAAAGTTCTCCATCAGCAATCTTAACGTCAATATCATCTTTATTAAATCCGGCTAATGCCATATCAATATAAAAGTTATAGTCACCTACCTTTCTAATATTATAAGGTGGGTATGTTGATGGAACAAAGTCTCTATTTAACATATTAAACATACGATCAAAGCCTATCGTATAAGGCATAAGTTGGTCTATATTAACCATAATAGCTTCTCCTTTTAAAAGCAAGATTAGCCTTGAGGTCTTGACACTTGCAACAACCCTCTGGCCATTTGTATTATTTCACCATAGTTAGGATGAGGAGGTAACTCCGTTCCTTCCTTAGTCGCCTTAATAGTAAGGTCTGCCCATTCTTGAAAATGCCTATCAATTGATATAGCTAATTGTTTTGCATTATCATCAAATGTATTCTTTGTCTGAGCACCTGTGAACGCTACGTTTGCCTCCGCTAAAGCGGCATCAGCTTGTAGCTTCTTTTGCTCTACTTGTTTCTTAACTT